GGGAGTACGGCACAAGCAACGGCTACGATAAAATTCACTACACGACCCACTGGGATGGAGACGTTGGCGCACAGTACTCTAAGCCGGTGTTACGAATCACGGCTATTGCTTGAGGTAAAAAATGAACACTTTATTGAACAAATCAACATTTGGGAGTAAAGTACTCCCTGTAGCCTAAAAGAGGTACCTAAATGGCATCAACATACTCGACAAGCCTTAAGATTGAGCTAATCAATCCGGGCGAACAAGCAGGTGCTTGGGGCACCACGACGAACACTAACCTTGGCACAGCGTTAGAAGAGGCTATTGTTGGGTATGGTAACCCAAACTTTACGTCAGACGCGGATTTAACTTTATCGTTAACCGACTCGCCTTCTACCCAAGTTGCACGTAATTTTGTACTTAACGTAACGTCAGGGGTTAGTTTAACTGCTACTCGTAACTTGGTAGTACCCACTATTGAGAAGCCTTATGTGGTGCAGAACAATACCACTGGCGGTCAAAGTATCGTAGTTAAAACATCTGGCGGTACCGGCATAACTGTGCCGAATGGTAAGTCTATGGTGCTTTATACCGACGGCACCAATGTAGTAGAAACCACAACGCATTTACCCGTAGCTTCTGGCGGTACCGGCGCTTATACGTTTACTTCTGGCGGTCTGATCCGGGGTAATGATGCTTCGGCACTAAGCGTTGCTTCTGAGGCAGATATTGTGGCGGCTATCGGAACCACGGCTGTTACAAACTCAACTGCCGTTACTACAACTAATTTTGTAATTGAAGAAGATTCATCAAAGATAGTAATTAAGACAAGTGGTGGTACGGCGCTTTTTTCTATAGACGCTTCTGGCGACGTGATTGTTCTTGGCAACATTAGCGCGGCTGGTTCGCCTTAATTTGGAGAGTTATTAAATGGCTACATCAATTACAAACACAGGCATCACGTTTCCTGATGCTACAACACAAACAACGGCTGCCGTGGCTGGCGGCGGTTACGCTTTAAACGCCTATACAAGCCCCGTCACATGGACTAAGCCCGCAGGCTTGAAGGCGGTGAAGGTCACTGTTGTTGGTGCTGGTGGTGCAGGAGGCCCAGCGACTTCTGGATGGCCATCAGGAGCTACCGGTGGTGGGGGTGGCGGTGGAGGCGCCGCTATTCTTTATCTAGACGCTCCAGCTGTTCCCGGCCCTGTTTCTGTTACTGCTGGCCCCGGCACCAATTCGTTTGGTGCCCTTGCGTCTGCCACGGCGGGATCAACCGGAGGCACGTCTAGCATTAACCCTGCGGGAGCTCCCGGAGGTGTTGGTGGTGGGGGCGCTGGAGGCGCTGGATCTTCAGGTACTGTTAATATGAACGGCGCTAAGGGCAATGGTGGCGCTATACCCGGCTCAAGTTCCGCTGGCGGCGGGGGGAGCTCCTTATTTGGCTTAGGTGGGAATGGTAATCAAGCCGGTAATTTATATGGCGGCGGAGGTTCTGGTCGTTTTATTCCGGGTGCAGGCGGCACCGCCTCCGGTTTTGCTGGCGCGAATGGCATTGTTATTGTTGAGGAGTTCTACTAATGAAAGCGCTTATTTCTCCTAACGAATCTTTTACACATCGTTGGGTTTCGTCTTGGCAACAAAATGCTGTAACCAACGATTGGGAACCGGTATGGTCAGAAATAGCAGATTGCCAACGCGTTGCCCAAGTTGAGTCTACGACCTTTGAGGTAGCGCCACCACTAAACTGGGTAGATTGTCCGGATGATTGCGTCGCAGACTTTTGGTACTATAAAGATGGTAGCTGCTATGTAAAACCTGAAGATGTGTCTCAACCTGAGTAATCAAAACAAGAGTAAAACGCGTGTGCGAACAAATAAACATCTTGAGGGCGCAAGGCTACGTGCATTTGCCGGAGTTCTTGGACAAAGAAAACTGCGCCCAGTTAACAGATGAGCTAAAAAAACTCGTTGCCAAAGGCGCGACCACACAAGATATTCAGTGTCCAAAGTCGCAAGCCGTTCATGGCGCACCTGTGTTTGACTCCTTGTTGGAGCAGTTGCTGCCACACTTTGAAACTGCTTCTGGTAAACGGCTTTACCCTACCTATGCCTACGCACGTCTTTATGCCCCCGACGACGAGTTAAAAATCCACACAGATCGCCCTTCTTGCGAAATCAGCGCCACGATTACGCTTGGCTTTGATGGCGACGTGTGGCCTATCTATATGGGGGATGAGGGTGGTGTAAACGCATCTAGAGTGGATATGGGTGTGGGCGATGCGGTGCTATACCACGGCATGGACAAGCATCATTGGCGCGAGCCTTACAAAGAAGGTAAATGGCAAGCACAGGTGTTTTTGCACTACGTCGATGCCGATGGCCCCCACGCTGAGTGGAAATACGACAAGCGCCCCAATCTGTCTCACCACACTAAACCGGATTACACATATCTGACATATTCAGACGCAATGACCCCCGAAGCCTGCCGCAAACTTATCGAGAGTCTTGAGGCACAAGCAAAAGGGGAGCAAGCGCCAATCGGTGCTGGGGTAGACGGCGTAATAGATAAAGATGTTCGTGATGTAAAGCGCGTTTCGTTGCCCTCTTATCGCGGGATTGGGGCCACAATGGCTGGCCTTGGTTTGTCTGCTAATAATCAAGCATGGAAGTTTGATGTCACGCACTCTAATCAGACTGAGTACCTAAAGTACGATAAAGAAGGCCATTATCACGCCCATGTCGATACATTTATAAACCCGGGTGATACCGAGTGCCGTAAGCTAACTGTGCTGGTGTTTTTGAATGACGATTTTGAGGGGGGCCGTCTGTTTATTAAAAACGGAGAAAATAAAATTTACCCTCCGCAAGGTGCTGGTACGGCGCTAGTATTTCCATCGTTTTTAGTGCATGGTGTTGAGCCTGTTACCAAGGGCATTCGGAGGTCTATCGTTACATGGCTAGTAGGCCCTTGGTTTAGATAATGCTCGACCCAATCACCGCCTTTACCGTCGCCACGACGGCGTTCAACACCATCAAAAAGGCGGTGGAGGTTGGGCGTGAGATTGAGGATGTCGCGGGCTATATTGGAAAATTTTTTGGGGCTAAGGCCGACATAGCCAAGGCAGAAGAAAAAGCCAAAAACCCACTAATATTTAAGAAGCTGCTGTCCGCTGGCTCGGTGGAGGAAGAGGCACTACAGATCGTAGTGCAGCGGCAAAAGCTGGGCGAAATGGAGCGCGAGCTCCGCAGCATGATCATTCTGCGCTATGGACAAGAGACGTACCTTGAGATGATGCGCCAGCGCGAGCGGATTGCAATGGAGCGCAAGCGGGTCGAGTTACTACAGAAGCACAAGCGACAGGAGTTTTTTCTCGCGGTGTTTTACACAGGACTTATCGCCGCGCTGCTGGCTGCTTTGGCTTGGCTGGTGATGCTGGGCTTTGAGATGATGGGTAAAGTATGATGGGGGTTTTATGTTGCAAGCGTTGATTGGCCCCGTGACGGGCTTGCTGGACAAGTTTATCGAGGACAAAGACCAAAAGGCAAAGCTGGCGCATGAGATCGCCACGATGTCGGAAAAACACGCCCAAGAGCTAGCCAAGGGCCAGATTGAGGTCAACAAGACCGAAGCCGCACACAAGTCCACTTTTGTCTCAGGCTGGCGACCATTTATCGGCTGGACGTGCGGGGTTGCGTTGGCGTGGCATTTTGTAGTACAACCCCTTTTAACCTGTACAACTGCGTACTTCGGAGTTACACTTCCAGCACTGCCTGCGTTCGACATGGACAGCCTCATGACGGTGTTGTTAGGCATGCTTGGTTTGGGGGGTCTCCGTACCTATGAGAAGAAACAGGGGTTGACCAAATGAGCTATAAATTATCACAGCGCAGTTTAGACCGACTTGAGGGGGTAGAGGATAGCCTCGTCGTGGTAGTTAAGCGCGCCATTGAGCTCACCAAAGTAGACTTCGGCGTGACTGAAGGCCTACGCTCTATTGAAACGCAAAAGCGTTACGTTGAGCTAAAGAAAAGCAAAACCATGCAATCTAAACATTTAGATGGCAGGGCCGTAGATCTAATGGCCTACTGTGATGGCGCTGCTTCATGGGAATTAAATCTTTATGACGATATTGCCGACGCCATGGCGGAGGCTGCTCGGGAGTACGGCGTCGTTATCCGTTGGGGCGCTGCTTGGCACATCGACGACATTGGCACATGGCAGGGCAAGATGGAAGACGCCATGACCACATACATCGACCTGCGTAGGTCGCAAGGCAAACGCCCGTTTATTGACGGGCCACACTTCGAGCTTATGTAATGAACAGCACCATCATTGCAGTGCTTATCTTCGTGGCTGGCCCCGGGGGTTCATTGCAGGTGGCGCATAAGTTGGAAGTGCCCGACGAAAAGAAATGTATGGAATTGGTAAGAGAAATTAACCTTGACAGATCGACGCCGTTTGTAGCCGC